CATGAACGCAAAGAACGTGAAGAACCAATCTATAAGTATCTGGCGAAATGGCTAACAGATAATTACCTCGAAGACATCAAAACTAAAGCTGCAAATAGAGATTTAGAGGCACAAGGCATTAATGTATATGTTAATAAAAACGGGTTAAAACAATTACTTGATAAACCATTTGAACGAAACACTAATTCACAAGATTCACAGCTTAACGAATCAGTTTATAGAGATGCCAAAGAAGCTATGTTTACTGAGAAAGCTCGCATTGACCGTGGTGAGGTTGATTTGAGTGTAGCGAGTGATTTCAAAGTGGTGGATTATAGTTACATTTCAGACCTGCTTTAATGAATAAAGTGCGGTCAATTCTGGCCGCATTATTTCACAATGTTGAAATGTCTATATGCTATAATTACATGTATTGTTAAAGCCCTGTAACTTTCATAATTTCGGAAAAATATGTAGAGTTTCGGAAATAAACAATATTACAGACATATAATAAGCTGATTTTATTAATTAAAAATTGGTGTTTTTAAATTTG